TGAGAGCGAAGCCATCTCGCAGGACACGACCACAAGCATCAGCGGCGGAGGCTCCAGCTATATCGACACAGGCGGAGACTCGGTCCTCTACGAGGATCTTGAGTCTGGCGTGATCGTTTACTACGACATGCGGCGCGAGCGTAGGCTGGCATGGGACTACGTCGCGGATCCGTCGACCTCGGCTGGCTACAGGCGCGAGTACACGCGTTCCGAGACGAAGAACGAGACACGCTTTGTCGTGGAGTGCCGCGGCGCGAAGCTGGTTGAAAAGGACCATGACCCGGACGGTGCCTATCGGCATGTCGTTTTTCTCGCGGCAGATCCCATGATAGGGGCTCTCGCACTGAACGTCCAGGAAGTCCACGCAGAAACGCGGCAAACGCGCGAAAGCTGGATCTTCCTGATTGACGACCAGGGCGCAAAACGTCTCTCCAGTGTCATGGGCATCCCCTCTGGCACAGCCGTCAAGGTACGGCGCAACTCGGACTTGATCTCCGTATGAACACCCTCGTTTGCAACACCCTGAGCGGCGCCGTGTCCGAGTACACGCGCCACGATTTCCATGCGTTGACGCCGACCCATGGCGGCAGCGCCACGGGCCTATATGCCTTGGCCAGCGGTGATACCGACGACGGCCTACCCATCGTCGCCGAGCTGCGGCTGCCAGCAACCATCCGCGAGAACACGCTGAAAAAGCACCTGGAGATGGTCTATCTGTCGATGCGCGGCCACGGCTGCGCCCAGTTCTCGGTGCTGGGCCCTGGCACTGAGCGGTGGAGCTACAGCTTTCCGCTCGTGGGCTCCGGCCAGACTCGGTGCCAACCGGGCCGCGGCATCCGCCAGAACTACCTGGGCTTTGGCCTGAGCACTCCGGCTGGCCAGGCCTTCACGCTCGATCGCATTGAGGCTGCGACCGTGTCTTCGAAAAACCGTCGCGTAGGAGCCTGACATGGCATTGGATCTGAATGGACCCGCAGAGATCGTCCAGGACAAGTACGAGCGCAGTGTTGCGCTTGCTGACACAGCGTCCAAGGAAGTGGCGTCGTTCACTGACCAGTTGAACAACAGCATTTACAAGCCGCCGCAGATCGATGTGCGCTGGCAGACGTTGGCTGCGCCGAACTTGCCGCCCATCCCGGATATGCCAGCGCTGCCCGATGCGACGCTTGTGGAGCCCGCCGACATGCCCGGGCCGCTGTCGGCACAGATACGGGACGTGCCCATCGACGGGTTCGATGTGGTGCCGCCCACGCTCAACTTCGGGCAGGCACCTGTCTTGACCATCGGCCAGGCGCCGACATTGCCTCAGTTGCGGGACGTAGCCGTGCCTGATGCGCCGGATGTGGTGCTGCCTGGTGCGCCGGAATTCCTGCAGTTGCAGACGCACACGTTTGGAGGTGTGGATCTGCATGAGGACTGGCTTGCCAAGCTGGACGACATCCCCACGTTGTCCGTGCTGCAGCCCACGCCGTTCCAGCACCAGCCTGGAGCCAAGTATGCTTCTCAGCTGCTGGACAATCTGAAGGCCAGCCTCAATGCACGGCTGCAGGGCGGCACCGGCATCCTTCCCGCGGTCGAGCAGCAGATCTGGGATCGTGCACGCGATCGCGAAACGGCGCTGGCGCTGGCGCGCGAGCAGGAGGTGTTGCGCGGCGCCGAAGCTCTGGGCTTTCCGCTGCCCAGTGGCGCGCTGGCGGGCCAACTGGCTGACGCGCGCCGCGAGTTCCACGACAAGCTGTCGGGCCTGTCGCGGGATGTGGCCATCAAGCAGGCTGAGATGGAGCAGCAGAACGTCAAGGACGCCATCACCCAGGCCCTGCAGTTGGAGACTACGCTGCTGGACGACGCCTACAAGCTGGAGATGCTGGCGTTCGAGACCGCCAAGATCACTGCCGACAATGCCCTGGCCGCCTTCAACGCGGCGGTTGAGCACTACAAGGCGTTGCTGGCCGGCTACCAGGCCTATGCTGCCGCCTATGACACGGTGATCCGGGCCGAGCTCAACAAGGTCGAGGTCTACAAGGCTATGCTGGCGGCCGAGCAGACCAAGGCCGACATCAACAAGTCCCTGGTGGATCGCTACCGCGCCGAGATCGACGGGCGCATGGCGGTGGTCGAGATCTACAAGGCCCGCGTGGGCGCGGCCCAGACGCTGGTGGAACTGGAGAAGGCCCGCATCCAGGCCGGCGGCGAAGAGGTCAAGGCCTTCGTGGCCACGGTCAACGCACAGACGGCACTGGTTGACATCTACAAGACCCAGGTGGGAGCTGAGACTGCGAAGGTGGACGCTTATCGTGCGCTCACGCAGGCCTATGCATCCAAGGTGGGCGCCCAGGCCGAGCAGGCACGCGTCGAGGTGGCCCGGTACCAGGCCCTGATCTCTGCCAAGGGCCTCGAATGGGATGGGTGGAAGGCCCGCCTGTCCGCCGCTACGGCGCGCGCAGAGAGCGCGGCCCGGCAGTCCTCGATTCTGGTGGATGGATACCGAGTGGGGGCAACCGCTGCTGAGGCTCAGGCGACTTCCTATGCCCGCCGATGGGAAGCGGAGCAGCGGCAGTATGAGGCCAGCATGAATCTGACATATCAAGTCGCTCGGACGAACAACGATGCCGTTATCCACACGAACGACGCGCGCATGGAGGCTGCAAAAGTCGGGTTGACTGCAAAGTCCCAGCAGTTGGCAAGTGCCTGGGCCATGGTCAACGCCCAGGCTCAGATCAGTGGCACCGTCACCATGAGCGGCCAGATTCCGTGATCGCCCCCGGCTAGGGTTCGCCTGTGGGCGCCCTGGACGGGACACTGCGGGGCATGACCAAGCCGGCCGAGCTCAAATTCACGATCTACCAGGGCGCCACGTTCCGGCGGCGCCTGCGCTGGCTCAACCCTGACAAGACCCCCATCGACCTGACGGGCTGCACGGCTCGCATGCAGGTGCGCGAGGAGGTGGAGTCCACGGCCGCGCTGCTGGAGCTGACCACCGAGAACGGGCGCATTGCCCTGGGTGGTACTGCTGGCACGGTGAATCTGCTGATCGATGCCGGCACCACGGCCGCCATCACCTGGAGCGGTGGCGTGCACGACCTGGAAATCGTCCATCCCAGCGGCGAGGTCACGCGCCTGGCCGAAGGCTCCTGCTGCGTGAGCCCGGAGGTCACCCGTGACTGACGTGCTGGTCGTCCAAGAGGTCGAGATCCTGGCCGAGGAAGCCCAGGACTCGGTGCTGGTCGAGCAGGTCGAGGAAACCGAGATCCTGGCCGTGGCGGAGCAGGGGCCTCCTGGCCGTCCCGGCGAGCCCGGCCCTGCCGGCGGCGCATCGGTGCAGCGAACGGCCGGCACGAACCTGTCGGCCTTGCTCGCGGTGTATGAACTGAATGGCGTGGTGCGCGCGCTGAGCGCTGACGATGCGGCGCACATCGACCTGTTGCTGGGCATCACGCTGACGGCGGCCCAAGCCGGTGAGCTGGTCAATGTGCAGCGACTGGGTGCCATTGAGGACAGCGGCTGGCACTGGGTGCCGGGCCGGGTTTACCTCGGCGCCGCCGGAGCGCTGACGCAAGCGCCCCCCACAAGCGGATTCGACCTACTCATCGGCTCTGCCACATCCTCCACGCGCATCGCGCTGAATCTGCAAGACCCTATTTCACTGGAGTAAGCACCATGGCAACTCAACCCACCCAGGGCTTTTTGGCCCGTGTCTCGGGCAAGACCCGCCAACTGTTCGGCTTGGCCGTTTCTGCCGGCGCAGCGGATGCGGGTAAGCTCGTGGCCACAGGATCGGACGGGCGGCTGGACCCTTCGCTGCTGCCCGCCGGAATCGGCGCCAATACGATCATCGCGCCGGCAAGCGAGGCTATCGGTGCGGGCAAGTTCGTGAATTTCCATGCCAATGCTGGTGCGCTGAACGTGCGGCTGGCCGACAACAGCAACGGCCGCCAAGCCGATGGCTTTGTGAAGGATGCCGTGGCCTCGGCTGCAAATGCCACCGTCTACCCCCTGGACACCACGAACTCCGCGCTCACGGGCCTGACACCTGGCAGCCGTTACTGGCTGGGTACTGCTGGCGGGGTCATCACGGCGGCGCTCGACCCCACCGACACGGCCAATGCGAACAAGGTCTGCCAGGAGCTGGGCACGGCCAAAAGCGCGACCGAGCTGGTCACGGATGACCTTGGCTACGTGACCCTCTGAAATGACTGCACGGCGGCCACTTGTAAGGGTCGGCGGGCGCATTCGCCAGCTGCCCGCGGGCGACACGCTGCCCGGCGTGCGCGAGCTGCTCACCGCTGCGCGCACCTACTACGTCCGCACCGATGGCAGCGACAGCAATACCGGGCTGAGCAATACTGCGGGCGGGGCGTTTGCAACGCTGCAAAAAGCTGTATCGACTGCGTTGCTTTTTGATTTCAATCGCCTCACAGTGACAATACAGCTTGGCGATGGCACTTATTCCGCAGCATCCGTGGCGTCTGGGTATATAAACGGGTCTCTTGTAATCAATGGCAATGCTGCGAGTCCAGGAAATGTGGTGATATCCCTGTCGTCTGGTAGCTGCATAACCGCTACTGATTCAGCAAAGATCAATGTCAGCAACATGCGGCTGCAGACGAGTGGGGTGTCAGGCCTCGTGGCGAGCACAGGGGCCACGGTAACAGGCTCGAATCTCATATTCGGCGCATGCGGCTATGCGCACATAGCTGCTGCAGCCCGTGCACAGATCATTATTACTGATAGTTGTCAGATCGCCGGATCTGCTCCTGCTTTTGCCAATCTCGATCAAGCAAATCTGGATGCGACTGCGGTTGCATTTACTCTTTCGGGCAGCCTCTCGTTCTCCGATGCGTTTATTCG